ACCCATACAAGTTCTTTGCAGGGGTGGTTGAAGTTAAGTTTGATGCGGTTGGAGGAGGAACCTACGGATTCATCACCTGTGAATTGGACTTGTTCGATGAGGTATTCGTGGGGGTTTTGGGCCATTTTGCGGCGTTCATCTGTGTCGAGGAAGATGTAGTCAACATAGAGGGAGGCAGCAACGAGGGATTGTTGGTAGGCTTGGGAAGCAGAGGCTGTTCCAGATACGGCCCATAAGCATTCACCGATGGCGCGGAAATCGATGTTGATCTTGACTTCGTGGTATTGAAGGGCAATAAGGGGAAGAGCAAGACCGGGGTTGCGGCAGTACCAGAATTGAAGGGGAACGTAAAGTGTTGTTTCGGGGAGGTCCTTGCGGGCAGCGCATGTTTGGGGGGCAGCAGAAGAGGAAGCGCAGGGTCCAGAGATAGCGGCGAAAGAGGCATCAACTACGTGTGTGAGTTGTGTTGTGTGACCGACCATCTTGTTGTATCCGCGTTGTTGTTCGGAAGAAAGTGTAAGTTGGTTCCAGATGTGCATCCAGTCACCGTATTGACGGTCAATGCGTTGGCCACCAATTTCGATTTCAACTTGAGCGATGAGTTGTTCACCGGGGAAATCTAACCAGCGAGCATTTAATGTGCTGCTGGCGTTTGCCATACCTTGGTTGATTTCGGGGAGTGTGACTTGGAGGTAGGTGCGATAAGCAAGATCACCGTTACGGCTGATTGTGCATGTTACGCGACGACCGAAGTCAGCTTGTCCGGAGAAAGTTTGTTCGATAGATTCCATCGCGAAGTTTGTGTGGCGACGGTAAGAAACTTTCCAGAATGTGATTTCAGGAGTTCCGGTAAGGAAGACGTCCTGAGCGCCGTAAGCTACGAGTTGCATAAGAGCTCCACCCATTTTTCTACTATATATTATCTATAAAGAAAATAATTTCAGAAAAATACGAATTAATTCTTTTTTTTACAAAAATTTTGTCTAAATTTCCTAAATATATATAAACAAAATCACAGTTTATATGTATTAATGATGGTTTTTGATAAATGTTATAAATTGATGATGATTATGTCATACGGTTTATGTGATGTAGATGATGATATAGAAGACGCTAAAAATTGTGATATAGATAACAATCAAAAAACATGTGAAAGTGAAAAAATAGACCATATAGATCTTTCAACAGCATTATTAGATGAAAATATATATCGTTGTTAAATACCTTGTAATTCTTGGCTTGTCAGTATAAATTTCTCTAAATATGTTTTGTTATATACCTCCTTTTTATTTTCATGTTTTTTGGAAAATATATATCGTTCATCTACCATCTTTACACTCCATCCATCGTCTATCGCATTTGTTATAAATACCATTTTTTGAAACTGCTTTGAATTTATTTCTATAGTTTTATTGGGTGCTTTCAATTCCGTTATTATATGTTGTATGTTTGTCATTATATACAAGATAAGTTGAGTTTATTTCGATTATTTGGACGATTTATATATTTTGGTGTAAAATATATATAAACTAAATGATGCATGTTTAATTAAAATGTCAAATAACCCAAATTCACAACTTATATCCATAGATATAAAACACGATGAAATGTTAGCATATTTTAAAAGTATTGACGATACATTAATACCAAATTTACAAGCAGAAAAGGAAGAATTAAAAAAGGAATTGAAAACGATGCCACGGAATAAGGTTGATAGTATTATGAATATGAAAGATAAAATAACTGAGATTCGAACTGAAATAAAGCGTTTATCCAATATAAAAAAAAATTACTTCCTAGAAAATAGTAAAATCATTTTCAACTACTTTGAAGAAAAACAGCAAATTAATAATAATGCGAATGTTAAGCGTAACAGTAAAGCGATGCATAGTTTCTTCAAAATAAAGAAAACGAATAATGTAAGTGAAAATATTGAAGAAGATAAATATAGAAAATCCAAACAATTATATAGAAAATTCTGGAAAAATGTGGATAATGAAACACTTATTACCAACGATTTTATCATTAACTGTGATAATTGCGAATTTTGTCAAATAGGTGAAATGATCGCCCAAGAGGAAGAAGGTATTATGATTTGTAATAATAATAAATGTGGAAAATTCATTACATATATTGTAGATAGTAACAAGCCTTCAAACAAGGAACCTCCTAACGAAGTGTCGTATACAGCATATATCCGATTAAACCATTTCAAAGAAATTTTGGCACAATTTCAAGCAAAAGAAACGACTCAAATACCCGACGAGGTGATTGATGCAATTAAAAGGCGGATTAAAAAGGAACGTATCGAAGATATGCGCGAGTTGAATTACAATAAAATGCGAGAAATTCTGCGCAAATTGGGACTAAATAAGTACTTCGAACATATCCAATATATTAATTCACTTTTTGGTATCAAACCGCCACTCATGAACGAGGAATTACACGAAACATTGTGTATATTATTTATTGAGATTCAAAAACCTTGGGCGCTTCATTGTCCGCCAAGTAGGACCAATTTTTTCAATTATACATATACACTCTATCAATTATGTGTGCTTCTCGACCAAACACAATATTTACCATTTATACCTATGATGAAAGATAGGGATAAACAACTAGAACAAGATATGATTTGGAAAGAAGTATGTAAGGAGCTTGATTGGCAATTTTTTCCAACTGTTTAATAGTGTATTATTTATATGTGATAATATAATGTCACGCACGCAAGAATCATTAAAATGACTTCAATTACCATAATGACTTCTGGTATAAATATCCACTTGTCTATACGTGTAACATCATCATTCTTTTTTGAAAAATCATAAAGTTCATTCAATAATATATAGTTAATAGAAAAGGCAATAATAGTAAAGATTAAACTAACTATAATAAGTAGATTATTGTATAAATAATTGTTATGGCGGTATACACGACTATACCCTAAAGACGCAAATGATACTGATGTATATAGACCGACGTTGCGTAATGCGGTATGATAAAACATTAACATTTCCTTTTCGTTCATATTTTAATTAATATATAAAATATCAATATATTAATTTGGGTTTGGTATTTTTAAATATGTATTTACATCATACGGGGGAATTTGACAAGGTTGGCACCGATACCGAATCCAGCACCTGTGCGGGCAGTTTGACCCATAGCAGGGACAAATACATCAAGGATGCTGAATGTCATTGTAGCAGCAAGTGCAATAACAATAATTTCTTCAACATTCAATTGTTTCTTGGGGATGGAGAATGCTACAATAGCAACCACTAAACCTTCTACAAGGTATTTTACCACGCGCTTGACAAGTTCTTGGAAGTCTAATACACCGTTCATAATATATTATATACAAATATAATTATTTACAAACAAATATAAAAATACCATCACTAAATAATTATATAATGTCATCTTTTGAACGAAAAATGGTAGATGGGAAACCAAACCCTAAATATGTTGATTTATGCGATGAAGATGCTCCTATTTCCGGACAAAAATTTGCATGCCTTTCCTTTGTTTCTCCGGAAAATATATTGAAAAAACGAGAACTTTTCCTTATGGAAGAATTTGTAAAGACTTGGGATTATACTAAATCGTTCTCTAAATATTTTGAATTTCTTCAATTTATTTCTTATAAATACAATATTCAAGCAGAAAAGGTAATTGAGGATTTGAATGAGTTTGCTAAAGAAGAAAATGAAAAACTCCAATCTACACCCATTGACGATGATTACAAGACGTTTTTGGATAAAAATGAAGAACGTTTGAATGAAAAGTTTAATCTTAAACATTCATTCCAAACATCTGTTCGTGGACTAAAAATTCGCGGTGTGTATAATAATCAAGATGAGGCTGAAATGCGTTGCAAGAAACTGCGTGAAATTGACCCGAATCACGATATCTTTGTTGGACCTGTTGGTATGTGGATTCCTTGGGATCCTGATGCGTATAAGACTGGACGGGTAGAATTCATGGAAGAAGAACTCAATCAACTTCATAACGAGAAAATGAAAAATGAAATGAAAGCTAAAGAAGAATTCGAAGCTCGTGTTCGTGAAACAAAACGCAAGGCAATAGAGGAAAATATCAAGAATGCCGAACAAACTGGTAATGTTCTCACACAAACCATCGATGAAGAAGGAAATCTTATTGGTGTTTCTGAAACCGTTGATTTTGAAAGCCGCGAAGTGGCAACAGAAGAATCACAAACAGCTAACAACGAAGCAATCTTACAGAATATGTTGAATAAAAAGGAGGATTAAAATTTGTTTTAATAAATAGTATAAATATATTACACTATTTATTAGTAAGATGTGTAAAGCACTATTCAAAAAGATTATTTTTAATTTCTATAAATGTAAAAAAGAATATCAATATATTAATATTGGCGATGACTTTGAAAAATATATCAAATTAGAAGAAGAAATTCTTATTAATGAATATGATGTTAATTCGCATCATAATAACTTTGTAAAACGATTTTACATTGATTTCTGTGTATATAAACATATTACCAAATTTGAGTTATATAAAGAAATATTAGACGCACCGTTTACACGTAATGACACAAAATCTATTTTCGAAGAAAACTTTCGAAAGATTCAAAAGATCTACTTCGCACTTATTAAATTCCGTGAAATTGTTAAGCAAAAAATATATCCTAAGCAAATTACATTTGATATTAAAATGGCAGAAATTGACCCTACATCTAAACATAGTATTATAATATGTCAAAATAAGAAATTATACTACTTCACTATATGTGATATATTGAATATGATAGAACATAATCTTACATCAGGAGATTTCTTCTTTATTTCACCGAGATTTGTTAAAAATCCATATAATAATATGGTTTTTTCAAAGTCTACACTATATAATATCTATTTTAAGTATAAATTTAATACTATGTATCAAAATAACACATTTGATTATTTCTTTGAATGTAATTTTGACATTACATCTATCAAAAACACTCATTATAGTTATTTGTTAAAACGAAACATAAAACATTATGTCGATAATCTTTGTCAACAAGAGTTAGTTATTGAGATAAAAAAAATGATTGGTTGTGTTAATCGTCTATTTACAATCAAAACAAATCACATCAATATTAATGATAAATTCCCAAATACAACTTTAATTCAAGCATTCAAACCTTTCTATTTGCATTTTATGCAAGTAAAATATTCGTTAACATACCACGAATATTTTCAAAAACTTTCCATATTCAAAGCGAATATTATCAATTTTATTGAATACAATCCTACATTTGGGAGAGTTATTATCAGATCGCGCGATCATAATAATTTCATCAGTTCACACGAATATCATGATAAGTATATCTTTTTCAATCCTAATATCAATGTAGACAATGAATTTCTAACATCTCATTATATGGAAAAACCACATAGCGTATTTCATATGTATGAAAACAAATTTATATGTCAAAATATAATCTATAATCGCATTCTTGAATTAGGACCTCATAGCTATAAATATAGTGGATTTTTAAATCATCGATATCATCGTTCTCCATCTCCACACGATTATATTTATGATAGTGATGAAATGTCTATTGATAGCGATGATGAAACAGAAGATTTTCAATTCCGTTTTGCACCACAAACCCCTGATGATAGTCCTCCTCGTTCTCGTGTTCCTAGTCTGGATTTGAATGTCACGCAATCTGCTGAAATAATAGAAAATAATGATATAATAGATGATGATGATGTAATAGTTGATATTAGTGGAAATGTAGATTCATAATTTATGTTAATCAATATTCAAACTGTATAGATAGTCGTCGTTCAATTGAAATAGACTTTGTATTTTATAGCTACTATTATGAATATATTCGTCGTCATGGATTTCGATGATTGTAAATATATAGAATTCGTTGTTATTGTTTAAACAGTACATTTGATTTAACTGACCCCAAGACCCATAACATACATAATCATCAGGCTTACTCAATTTCTTAAATTTTATAAGAGTATCATATGCAAGCTTGGATTGCGTATACGACAAAGATGGGAGAAGAAGATTTTCATAATTGTCATATTCGTTTTTTGAAATACGTTGCTTAATACTATCCAGTAGGTTTGAGTCCATCGTTATATAATAATTGTAAATATATGATTATTATACACTTATTCAATTTTTACCATTTTGATTTTTTAACATTAATTTGTTGGCCGGCAGATTTCTTTTTTGATTTGCTCGGATCATATGCCTCATCTTCGTCATCTGAACCCAACCCCTTTGATAATTCCCAGAATTCTTTTGAACCGAGTTTGAAATCCGGGTGGTTCTCTGCTTTATACCAGAAAATTTGGTCGTTTAATTTGTTCGACTTAGCGTTGTTATTGATTACAAGACATTCATAATTTTCTGTTGTCTGGTCCATTACTGCACTGAATGATTCTAATGTTGGAAACATAGACGCATAGTTCTCCCATATGCGCTTTCGGTTTGTCATATAAGGTTCGCGAAGAATAAATACATAATCTATGTTTGTACGCAAGTTTGGCGGAATACCCAAAGGATATTGCATCGTAATAATCAACATAATTTTCCAATGCCTTCCATTCATAAATAATAATCGCATCAACTTATCACGGGTCCACGATTGATCGTATAAACAATCATCAAGAATCGCAAAAGCACGCGGATCTATTTTCGTTTTCCCATATGTATCCGTTTCCTTTTTCACTTGTTTGAGAACCGCCTTCTGTCGTCGCAATATATTCTCTATTAATACCGAACTATATTCCTCATGGATGAATAATTTTGGCACGTGTTGACCGTAAAAACCATTACCGGCTTCTGTTCCCGATATTACTGTACCAATAGGTATGTCTTGATGATAATACAATAAATCACGAACTAAAAAGGATTTACCAGTATCACGTCTACCAATTAATACTATTACAGGGCCTTTATTTTCATCAGGCTTGAATGTTATATGTCGCATGTCAAATTTTTTTAATTCTAAAGTCATTTTACTATACTATATTAATATTATCTAAATGATTTACTAACGCACTTATTATATAAGTTTGATCTCTGTAAATATTAAATTAGAATACATTATTATAGGTTTAGCTAAAATATGGAAATCAAGATGATCGAACATACCCCAAATTTAGAATCTTGGGACTGCGATGAATTAGATTATTTTCCATATGATATTTCAAATATTACTTTTTATAATCCGATTTATAACTATTTTGATGTATTGGATCTTTCTTCCACCAATTTACAATTTAATCATACATATCATATTTATGATAATAAACAAGTGATTGATAATAATGGAAATACAAGGCAAAAAAACATCTTCTTCAAATATGCACCTCTTTTAGACCCGTGTCATTATATGATGGGGAAATATAAATATGATAAACATATTACAAATATTGTCAAACAATGTGAAAGTCAAGAGTATCATGAGAAATTGAGATCTATCCATAATGCTTCATATGTTGATAATTTCACTTGTGCTTTAATTAATCTTTTATATGAAAAATACAATTTCAAACACGGGGTTGAATATTTTGGTTCTATTGTTGGTATTCAAAAAAAGTTTAGAATGAATATAGCTGATGATATTGAATTCTTACAAGAACAGGATTTCTTTCAAGAACATATTGGAAAACTATTTCATACCAATATTTTCTCAAAAGGACTTTTACAAAATGAAGCAAAACAATATACATTAAAGCATAAAAAAGCATTGTCATTTAGTGACGATATTTCGTTTAACGATTTCACTGATATGACATTTAGTCCTGTTTCATTTGATGCTTTACCTTGTGAAAGTGATGATAAAATAACATCACTACCTGAGCCTGAATTACTTGAATTATCGATTGATAACTTGGAAGAACACACAAATATTCATAGTAACAACGACAGCGATGATAGTGATATAAGTGATACTGAGAGCAATACAAGTGATTCAGATAGTAATTCATCCAGTAGTGTTTCCGATGAAGAAGAGAAATCCAGACATTCATACACTTCATCGATCAGCGAAATAGATTACGACAGTAGTGTTGACGAAGAACCATTATATGCATATATTGATAATTTCCCGGTCATTATGATTGGGCTATCTAAATGTGAAAATACATTTGATAATCTTTTGAATGATAGCAAAGAATTGGATATAGAGCATTATCTATCTGCTTTATTTCAAATTATTATGATTCTTCTTACACTTCAAAAGGCATTCAAATTTACACATAATGATTTACATACAAATAATATTATGTATGAAACTACCGACATTCCATACATTTATTATGTGTTTAATAACATTCAATATAAAGTTCCCACGTATGGAAAAATATTCAAACTCATCGACTTTGGACGCGCAATCGTGACATTCAACAATAACGTATATTGTAGTGATAGTTTTAAGAAGGACGGAGATGCCAATTCACAATATAACTTTGGACCGTTTTATGAGCCATCAAAAAAACGCATTGATCCCAATTATAGTTTTGATCTATGTCGGTTAGGTTGTTCTATATATGATTTTATTATTGACGATGAAGCGACTATAAGCGATTTCGATGACTTCCAAAAAATCATTTATGAATGGTGTTGTGATGATAATGGTAAGAATATTCTATATAAAAAAAATGGCGATGAAAGATATCCGAATTTCAAATTATATAAAATGATTGCTCGTATCGTCCATCATCATACACCAGAAAAGCAATTAGAACGCGATGTATTCAAGAAATATCAAACCATCGAATGTTTAGATGAAACCCATTGTGTCATAAATATTGATGATATTCCTTCATTCGCGTAGATATAACATGTAATTTTATACTATTGCATGTTATGTAATTTTAT